CTTTAAAAATTCTCCGGGGGAACATATTTGCAAAACTTTTTGGTACTGTGCTGAGGGCATCCACACCCCATGGTTCTTTCTGTCTCTTTCTTCCTGGTTCCTCGGTCTCGCCTCCTTTCGACTGTTCACGGCATGCATAGGGTGCCCTCAGCACAGCGCCAAAAAGTACCAAGAAAGTAGGTGATATTTGTGGCAAAAACGGTGCCCCCAGAAGAGGAAGTACACAGGAACATACGCCGAAAGGCACTATCTCCAGACGCAAGAGAGAACCAACTTATCGCTTTGGCCATGGATACTGCCGAAGAGCGCATGTTGAACGGTACCGCGTCCTCACAGGAGATCGTACATTTTCTCAAGTTGGGCTCGTCCCTCGTAAGACTCCAAAAGGCTGAGATTCAAGAGCGTATTGAGCTTGATAAATCCAAGGTCAAGGCCATTGAGTCTTCCGAGGAGTACAGGAAGCTCTACGAGGAAGCCATTAAGGCAATGAAGTCTTACGGCGGAGGTTCCGATTAAGGAGAACGGTATGTCCGATCATATTTATCTCGCTCACCACGGCATAAAAGGCCAGAGGTGGGGCGTAAGGCGTTTCCAGAATAAGGATGGGACACTTACTGCTGCCGGCAAGGAGAGGTATGACCTTGGTAGCTCGGCATCTGCCAGTAAAGACACGTCATTGTCTAATAGACGCAATAGGCGAGCAAAGCAAATCGCTAAAGGTGCCGCCATTGCTGCCGGAGTATTACTCGCGGTATATGGCGGGTACAAATTAAGTCAGTTACGATCGAAAGAGACGTCTAAGGGTTCTTCGATTGTTGATGATTTTTTGCATAATACTGGTGGCCGAACGTCCCCAACCATTGGCAGGTCGATTGGCGATATTGACCGGTCAATGGTGAGTAGGATCAATCAGTCAAATGGCGGTCGTGAGGGCGAGATTAATTGTGCTCACACTTCGATGGCGTATATTCTGAATTCTGTCTTCGGCGAAAACGTACGAGCCCAAGGTTTTTCGGGAGTCGATGAGGCATCAGGACTTGTTAGGAATGGGCGTAGTAAGAAGATTTTTGATGCCGCCTTCGATGGTGTTCGACACATACAACCTCCAGCCAGCGAGTCATTCGAACGAAGCGTTGAGCGTATACCAAACTCATCCACCGGAGTGCTATACGTCCGTGGCGGTGGACTGGCCCATTTTCTTAACTATGAGCGCGATAGTGCCGGAGTTCTAACGCTTGTCGATACTCAGCAACACGACGCGCGTACACAAATAATGGCCGCTGACTCTCCGGCATACAGGTTCTTATCACGCAATGTTGGTGTAAGTGAAATCTTGGACTTTTCGAACGCATCAATTAGCGACAATGCAGAGGACGTTTTCAAACACTGCGTTAAGGGGGATTAACAATGACTATGGACGATGCGGTTAAGCTTGTAGCGCAGAAAACGGGCGACTATGTCATAAGTGCTTTTGAATTCGACAGTTCTTACTATGTTCTTGTGACACCATTTGAAGACTATGATCCAGAGAATGACGTAGATCATTGCTATTACCCTGTTCAAAATGGAATTGTCAAAGACCCGATCAATGACTTGGGTCTGTTTCTTGGGTCGGACGATCCCGACGGAATGTTTGAGGCCGCCAAACATTCAAAGCTCTATTTTGGGAAGGATGTATGATGTACGATCGTATTTACCTCGCCCATCACGGCATCAAAGGCATGAAGTGGGGCATCCGTCGTTTCCAGAACCCTGACGGAACGTTGACTGCCGCCGGAAAGAACCGATATTACGGTCAAGACGGTCGATTGAGTCGTGCAGGAAACAAGTTCAATAGAGCGCAGCGAGAGAAGCTAAAGGCATATAAAGAGGCCACTCGTTACAACGTAGCTCGTGTGAATCCTGAATTCAACAAAGAGCTTTCTCGATTTAAGAATCTTAAGGCTCAGAACTCACACTTTGCTAGAGAAGAAGAAGCCAAGTGGCTTAGCGATTCGGATTATAAGGGACTTGATTATTATCAATTCAAAGACGAACGTTCTCGTAGGTTTGACGAAACAGAGAATGGAAAAAAGTATCTTGAATCAGCACTAAGGCTTCGAAAAATGGTGGACTCAACTGCTTCCGAGCATCCTCTATATAATCGGTCATATAAGGAACTCAGAGGGTATACTTCTCAAGACATCGAAGATGATTTCGTCACAGTCGATTATGGACGGACCGTTGTCGATCAAATCATGAATGAAATCATGTACCTAGATAAAGATGAGTAATGCTCACTTATTCCGAATCCCTCCTCTATCCAGACTTTGAGCGTCGGTTCAATTACCTGAAGCTAAACGGTGTTGTGGCCCATTCAACATTTGGCGGACATCGATATTTGAATCAGGCGTTATACCAGTCCGACGAATGGCAGCGTGTCAGACGAGAGGTCATCATTCGAGACGAAGGCTGTGACCTTGCTATACCCGACCGACCAATTTACGGTCGCATACTGGTTCACCACATTAATCCAATAATGCAAGATGACATACTCAATCGTTCTCCGGTTATATTTGACTTGGACAACTTAATCACCGTTTCGTTCGAGACGCATAACGCTCTTCACTACGGAGATTACGAACGTATCAACAAGGATGTCGTCGCGAGAAGTCCTAACGATACATGCCCATGGAGGCTTTAATGTACGATCATATTTACCTTGCTCACCACGGCATAAAAGGCCAAAAGTGGGGCGTAAGGCGCTTCCGTAACAAGGACGGCTCCTTGACCCCAGAAGGATATAGGCGTTATTACGGCGATAATCCGAATGCTAGAATGACTCGATTTGGTGTGGTTGATGGTACAACGGGTCAAATGTTATACACTCCACCTCGTAAAAACAGTGACAAAGAAACGTATCCCAATAATAAGAACGAAAAAGGAATGCCGCAAAAACGAACGCTCACCGATAAGCAAAAGAAAGCACTGATTGCAGCAGGAGCGGCTGCTGTTGGGGTTGGACTTGCTGCATACGGTATGCATCGGTACCACGATGTACTTGATGACCGAGCTATGAAGGCGCTTGCGGTTGAGGGCAAAGTAATATTTGATGATCCTAGCAATAACCATTTTATGTTTGGTCGTTATACGAAAAACCATAATCTGGTTCAGACAAAGCAGGCCGCTCTTAGGGAACGAGTGCTTGCGTATGATAGGTCTAGGAATCCGCATAGGGATCCGTTTAAAAACGTTGCCGACATAGTCACAAAACAAGATTATTTGAAAGAGCATAAACTTGCGCGAGACTTGAGTCGAGGTCGAACGTCAATTTACTCTCCCAGTCCCAAGGGCGGTACTGACTATCAGTTCCGTCTATATAACGTCGGAGAGAATCCGGGACATATTCCAGCCTTTGTTCCGTATGAGTTTGATCCAAAGATAACCGCACGCGATGTAATTCGCGGCGTTAAGAAGAAGCGGTGATTTACCGGGAGGCTTTGATGGATGAAAGCATCCTAACCTCAGTAAAGAAACTCCTCGGAATTACCGAAGAGTACACACAGTTTGACCCAGACATCATTACACACATTAACTCCGTCTTTTTCACTTTGCTCGAGCTTGGCGTAGGTCCGAGTAGCGGATTCTACATTGAAGATTCCGATACAACGTGGGATGAGTATATTTCGGACAATCCGGCATTGTTAAGCGCCGTAAAGAGCTACATGTTCCTAAAGGTCAAAATGCTGTTCGACCCATCGCTCACCTCATCCGTAACAGAACTCATGAAAGAACAAGCAAAAGAGTTTGAGTGGCGGATGAATGTAATGGTTGATCCAAAGATAACATTTACACACAACGAAGCGCCTTAGCGCGCATTAAGGAGGCGGCCGTGGGTTTTCTGTCAAACACTGCCACTCCAAAATACTATGGCCAGTTTAGGGCCGATGTCTTGGCGGGAAAGATTCCGGTTTGTCGAGAGATTTCGATGGAGATGAATCGAATCGATTCTCTAATCGCGAACCCAGGAGTGTACTACGACCCAGATCCAGTTGAAGGTTATATTCGATACTGCGAGAACGAACTAACATTGACTGACGGTTCCGATTTAAAACTAATCGACTCTTTCAAGCTATGGGCAGAGCAAATTTTCGGATGGTATTACTTTATCGAGCGAACCGTCTTTGAACCTAATGAGGATGGAATGGGCGGCCGCTATGTTAACAAGATGGTTAAGCGTCGACTAATAAACAAACAGTATTTGATTGTTGGTCGAGGCGCGGCTAAGTCACTTTATGACTCGTCCATTCAATCGTACGTCCAGAACATTGACACTTCGACGACACAACAGGTAACGGTTGCGCCGACAATTGTTCAGGCTGATGAGGTATTGTCTCCGATTCGAACCGCCATCACTCGTTCCCGTGGGCCCCTCTTTAAGTTTCTTACAGAGGGCTCTCTTCAGAACACAACCGGAGCAAAAGCGAATCGACAGAAGCTGGCCTCCACAAAGGAGGGCATCAAGAACTTTCTGACGAACTCGGTAATTACGGCGCGCCCAATGTCAATCGACAAGCTACAGGGCCTTCGCTGCAAGGTCGCCACCGTCGATGAGTGGCTTTCTGGAGACATTCGAGAAGACGTTATTGGCGCTATCGAGCAGGGCGCGTCGAAGATTAACGACTACATCATCGTTGCTACGAGTTCGGAGGGAACGGTACGTAACGGAGCTGGCGATACAATCAAAATGGAGTTGATGGACATCCTCAAGGGGGAATACAAGAACCCTCACGTGTCTATCTGGTGGTATCGACTCGACGACGTCAAGGAAGTTGGCGTTCCGGAGTTCTGGCTCAAGGCAAATCCGAACATCGGCAAGACGGTTAGCTATGAGGCGTATCAGCTTGACGTTGAGCGCGCAGAGAAAGCGCCCGCAACTCGAAATGATATTCTTGCCAAGCGCTTCGGAATACCGATGGAGGGCTTCACGTATTACTTTACGTATGAGGAAACTCTCTGTCACAAGAGGCGCGATTATTGGCAAATGCCGTGTTCTCTTGGCGCGGACCTTTCTCAGGGTAACGATTTCTGCGCGTTTACTTTCTTGTTCCCGCTTGGCAGAGGCGAGTTTGGTGTTAAGACGCGCTGCTATATTTCGGAGCTCACACTGTCAAAGCTACCTGGTGCCGCTCGAGTAAAGTACAACGAGTTTATGGACGAAGGAAGTCTCATCGTTCTTGGCGGAACAATACTCGACATGATGGAAGTCTATGAAGACCTCGACAACTTTATCGCTAGGGTTGAGTATGATGTTCGGTCTTTCGGGTACGACCCGTATAATGCTCGAGAATTTGTCGATAGGTGGACATCTGAAAACGGAGCTTACGCCGTCGAAAAGGTAATACAGGGTGCCAAGACAGAAACGGTTCCTCTTGGAGAGATAAAGAACCTTGCTTCCGAGCGTCTACTACTGTTTGACGAGAGCCTCATGAATTATGCAATGGGAAATTGCATTGTGATGGAGGACACCAATGGGAACAGGAAACTTTTGAAGAAGCACTACGAGGCAAAGATTGACTCCGTATCCGCATTGATGGATGCGTTTGTCGCATACAAACTAAACCGCGATGCGTTTGAATAAGGAAAATTCAAAATGGAACAACAATCACTTTATCTCGTCCATCACGGTATCAAAGGTCAAAAGTGGGGCGTAAGGCGTTTCCAGAATAAGGATGGGACGCTTACGCAGCAAGGCAAAGAGCGTTATGCGAACGATACCAACGATACCAACGATACTAACGATACTAACGATGACAAATCGACATCGCTCAAAGAAAAAGAAACGGGTTTCTATGGAGAGCACGAAAAGGCAATCAAGATTGGCACTGCTGTAGCCGTAACATCATTGGCTATTTATGGTGGATACAAATTATACCAGCATGCGCCGACAAAGGAGTATGGTGCTTTTTCGTATTCAAAGTCCGACCCGCTTTCTTCGACGTTGGACTCGTACAGCAACGTTGCTCCTACTATTCCGAAGAATGTAACATTCCACAGAATCTCGAGAGATGCGTTTGCGGATTATTCAAATACAGGGTCTGCATACGTAACGTATAAGTTTCGTGACAATGCAAGGTATGTGTTTGCCAGTAGGGATAAGTGGGCGTTTCCTGGAGGGGCACGAAACTTTATTCACGAACTTACGCCTGATAGACAAATAAAGGTACCTTCTGCCAGAACGGTGGCAGAATTGTATTTGAAACAGCATCCTAACGCCAGGGACCAGCAGTTTTGGAATGTTGTCACCAACGGTTTTATTCAATGGGATGACTCGTACGCGGATGACCCAGTGACAAAAGCCACTGTCGAACAAGCAAAAGCGCTTCGAAAAGAACTGCTGTCTATGGGTTATGACGCAATTGTCGATATCGAAGATGCTGGCGGCGGAAGCGGCGTCGAGTTGCCGCTAATTTTGCTTAATCCATCAACGATGAGCTCGTCGTCCAGAGAGATTACCAAGACAGAACGAGTTGTTGCGTCATTTACTCGACGTAAATAGGACGTTTGATCCAACGTCAGCATTTGAGGAGTAGGAATGTCCGATCATATTTTCCTCGCCCATCATGGTATTAAGGGCATGAAGTGGGGCGTAAGGCGGTTCCGTAATAAGGACGGAACGCTCACTGAAGCAGGTAAGAATAGGTATAAGACCGATCTTGATCGCGGCTATCGCGACAATTCAGGTTCTCTTACAAAAGAGGGACTTGCTCGTTCTGCGGTCGTCTCCAAGAATAGCGGGCAGGCAATTACCGGCACGCAAAACATTGTTCGAGGTGCACGAACCATTTACGATACAGCGAACGCGCAGCCAAGGAATAGGTATAATAATCGGCCGAATCTTACCCAAGAAGAGATGGATAAGATGAGCGACAAGGAGCTTCGCGATCTTGTCAATCGTTTAAATCTTGAGCAGCAGTATTCTCAGTTGACGCAGGATAACACTTCTCGTGGTCGTATTCGGACAGGTCTTGATTATGCCGAGTCGGTGCTGTCGATAGCCGGAGGAGCGCTTTCGGTATACGCAGCATGGCGAATGCTTAGTAATAATTAGTTTTCGCCATGAGCCCGTATGAATTAATGGAAAATTCAAAATGGAACAATCACTTTACCTCGCCCACCACGGCATCAAAGGCATGCGGTGGGGCGTTCGACGTTATCAAAACCCAGACGGGAGTTTAACTCCCGAAGGACGGCTTCGATATAAACAGAACGAGGACGGAAGCTATACAAAGCTATCACGGACGGAGCGTCAATCCGCACAGCAGAAGTACAAGGATCGTTTTAAGGTTGAACAAGAGAAAATTGTTAACGAAGACGGTTCGGTTACATTTCCGCAGGGGTATAAGTTTAACCGCGTTGGCGGCGCAAATCTTGACTTTGGTGAAGCGGGTGGAATGTACGTAAGCGATGCGTCATCTTACGATGTCCATATGTACGTACAGCAGCTTGGTCCAACAACGCTCGCCAGAGTATTGAACATGGATGAAGCCCATTACGTTAAACAAATAGAGGCGACCAAGCAGATTAATATGCCATCTGTTGAGAAGACAACAGAGATGACGCTCGATTGTATGAGTAAAAACAAGGATGTCTATGATGCATGGAAGAATTCGATTTACAGTTGGGGCGTAGACGACAGAGACATACCTCCTTTCGATAAGATGTCTGAGGTTGATCCAAAGAGTGATTTGGGTAAAGAAATCAGTCTTGGACTTGCGTTTGGCTTTGGAAATAGCCAGTTTTCGGATGTTACGAAAGTCGTGTATCAGCATTATAGAGATAACGGTTACGATGCTATTCCGGACATTTACGATATGAACAATACGGCCGGTTGGGGCGTTGATACGCCAGCAATTATACTAAATAAAGATTGCGTGCGTCAGACCAGACGTGAGTACTTAACAAAAGACGCTATGCGCGAGGGAGCTCGTATCTACTCGCAGCTTCGAAAAGAACGTGCAAACAATGCATCTGGTCGGGACTAATACAAATGGTTAGGAAAATTCAAAATGGCTTTTCTAGACCGCCTTAGGCATGGGTGGAACGCCTTCCTCAATAACGACGAGCCGAAGGCCGCTTACTCTTACGGCTTCTCGTATGGAACTCGCCCAGACCGCGTTAGGATGACTCGCGGTAACGAGAAGTCAATCATTACTGCAATCTACAATCGAATCGCGAGTGACGCGGCTTCGATTGATATCGAGCATGTTCGACTCGATGAGGAGGGACGATACCTCGAAACCATTGATTCTGGACTTAATAATTGTTTGACGCTTGATGCGAATGTTGATCAGACAGGCAGAGCATTCATTCAGGATGCTGTTATGTCGATGTTTGACGAGGGTGCTGTTGGGCTTGTGCCCGTCGATACATCAATTAATCCCGCTGTTTCCGCATCATTCGATATATTTAGTCTACGTACAGCGAAAATTCTAGAATGGTTTCCTAGACATGTGCGCATTCGCGTTTACAATGACCACACAGGGAAGTTTGAGGAGATAGTCGTTCCTAAATCCACAATCGCCATTGTGGAGAATCCGTTTTACGCAGTTATTAACGAACCTTCATCAACAATGCAACGCCTAATTCACAAGCTGGCGCTGCTTGACGATGTTGACGAGCAATCGAGTTCTGGCAAACTCGACCTTATTATTCAGCTGCCGTACACAATCAAATCGGAAGCACGGCGACAACAAGCCGAAACCCGCCGCAAAGACATAGAGATGCAGCTTGCGGGGAGTAAGTACGGCATTGCTTATACCGATGCGACCGAACATGTTACGCAGCTGAACCGCTCGGTAGAGAACAACATGTTGGCCCAGATTGAATACCTGACCAACATGCTCTACAGCCAAATGGGCATTACGCAGTCGGTTCTTGACGGAACCGCGAATAGCGAAACAATGCTCAATTACTACAATCGAACCGTTGAGCCTATTCTTGCCGCAATAACAGACGAAATGAAGCGGAAGTTCCTTAGCAAGACCGCTCGCACACAACGGCAGTCTATTGAATATTTCCGTGACCCATTTCGGCTTGTTCCGGTTGATCAGTTTGCCGAAATTGCCGACAAGATGCGCCGTAACGAGATCATGTCGTCGAACGAGCTACGCCAGAAGATTGGTATGCGACCGTCGCGGAGTGCCAAGGCAGACGCTCTTGATAATCCGAATCTTGCTCAGCCTGCTAAGCCACAGCAAGGCGGCGATGAAATTCAAAATGGCTTGATGGAACCATCTGGAGGTAACAATGTATGATTTCGCTGGATGGGCAACCAAGAATGACGTTCGTTGTTCTGATGGTCGCATCATCCGACACGATGCTTTTAAGGAGAGCGACGGAACGACCGTCCCTCTCGTTTGGAACCATGATCATAATAGCCCGGATCAGGTTCTTGGACACGCGGATCTCGAGAATCGAGAAACCGGTGTTTACGCGTATTGTTCGTTTAACGACACCGCTGCTGGTAAGAATGCGAAGGAACTCGTCAAGCACGGTGACGTTGTTTCCTTGAGTATTTACGCCAATCGACTTAAGCAGCAGGGTAGCGAGGTGCTTCATGGTGCAATCCGTGAGGTATCTCTTGTTCTTGCCGGTGCCAATCCCGGTGCTCTTATCGAGTCAGTAATTTCTCACGGGGAGATGTCCGAAGAGGAAGCCGTGATTTACACGGGGGAGAGTATTTCTCTCTCGCACGCTGACGAGGATGAAGAAAAGAACACCGACAATTCAGGTAAGGGTGGCGATATGCCAAATAACCAACCCGCCGATCAAGGCGGGAAGACCGTTAAGGATGTCTTCGATACGCTTACCGATGAGCAGAAGCAGGTTGTCTACTTCCTCATTGGTAGCGCTGCTAAGAACGCCCAAGGCGGTTCCGACGATGTAAAGCATTCTGATTCCCATGATTACGATGGAGGTAGCATGAAGTACAACCTGTTCTCCGACGAGGCCGAGTCCACCGACACCCTCTCTCATGCCGAGGCTTCGGCCATCTTTACCGATGCAAAGCGCAGCGGTTCCCTTCGCGAGGCTGTTCTTGAGCATGGTATCGAGCAGATCGATTGGCTGTTCCCTGAGGCAAAGAACCTTGATAATCCTCCTGCGTGGATTACCCGCCCGCAGGAGTGGGTTAGCACTGTCATGGGTGCGGTTCATCATTCTCCGTTTAGCCGTATCAAGTCGATGGCAGCCAACCTCACCGAGGATGAGGCTCGTGCAAGGGGTTACATTAAGGGCAACCTGAAGAAGCAGCAGGTGTTCTCGCTTCTGAAGCGCACCACTACTCCTCAGACTGTCTATAAGTCCCAGAAGCTTGACCGTGATGACATTATTGATATTACTGACTTTGACGTTGTCTCCTGGATTAAGGGTGAGATGCGTGGTCAGCTTGACGAGGAGCTTGCTCGCGCATTCCTCGTTGGTGATGGTCGCGAGGACTCTGACGACGATAAGATTAGCGAGATGAACATTCGCCCGATCTGGACTGACGCGGATCTCTATACTATCAAGGCGCTTATGACCCTTCCGACGAGCACCACTGCCGAGCAGAAGGCCAAGGCGTTCATCCGTTCTTGCGTCAAGGCTCGCAAGAATTATAAGGGTTCTGGCACTCCTACGCTGTATACCACCGAGGACATGCTTACCGACATGCTCCTTCTTGAGGACCTGAACGGCCGTATTATTTACGACTCTGAGTCCAAGCTCGCCACGGCACTTCGTGTTAACAAGATTGTCACTGTTCCGGCCTTCGAGGGTCTGACTCGCGAGGTCGGTGGTGTTGATCATGCTCTTGACGGCATCATCGTTAACCTTAGCGACTATAACGTCGGTGCCGATAAGGGTGGCTCTGTTAACATGTTCGATGACTTCGACATCGATTACAACAAGTACACCTATCTGATTGAGACCCGTTGCTCTGGCGCTCTTGTTAAGCCGTTCTCCGCAATTGTTATTGAGTCCGTTGTTGATTCTAACGCCACCGCCATTACCTTCGCTTCTGGCACCATGCTCGAGGCCTTTAAGGATGCCTATGATCGCGGCTACACCACCCACAAGTCGGGCAAGGTTGCCACCGATGAGTTCACCGGTACCGGCTCCCAGACGTCCTTTACGCTTAGCAAGACGCCCGGCTATACCGATCTCGATATCGTTACCGTTGACGGCGTCGAGACTTCCGCTTACACGGTCTCTGGCAAGTCGCTCACGTTTACCACGGCGCCTGCGAACGGCAAGGCGGTTAAGGCCATTTACCATTACTTCGACTAAATTCAAAATGGAGTAGCTATGGCTCGATACTATGGGACGATTGGTTTTGCCAACGGGTCTGTTGAGACTAGCCCTGGTGTTTGGGACGAAGTGATGGTTAAGCGTCAATATTATGGCGACGTGACTCGTAACAATCGTCGGCTTCAGTCTGGCGAGCACGTAAACGACAACATCACAATCTCGAACGAAATCAGCATTGTGTCGGACCCCTATGCTCTCCAGAATTTTCACGCCATCCGCTATATTTCGTGGATGGGGACGAATTGGAAAGTTTCAAGTGTTGAGGTCCGGTATCCGCGACTAATTCTTAGTATTGGAGACGAGTACCATGGACCGACGGATTAATCTTCAGGAGGAGCTCGTCGATTTGGCGGGCTCCTCTTATCGAGTATATTTTCAGCCTCCGGAAGGAACGCAAATTAGGTATCCATGCATTGTGTGTGGACGCGCTGGTGTCGATTCAAAATATGCAAACAATCATGTGTATCGATTTACTCAACAGTACCAAATTACGGTGATTACTCGTGAATTTGACTGTCCTCTTCCGAAGGAAATACTTGAACACTTTCCGATGTGTCGTATAGATAGGTCTTTCGTTTCTGACAACATGTATCACCATGTGTTGACGCTTTTTTATTAATGGAAGGGATCCATAATGTCTAAGTTAGTTTGGGATGCCGTTGGCGAGCATCGTTATGAGACCGGCGTTGACCACGGCGTTCTGTACCAGGTCACCAATGCCGGCAAGTATTCCAACGGCGTTGCTTGGAATGGTCTCACCAATGTTTCCGAGTCTCCGTCTGGTGCAGAGGCCCAGAAGCAGTACGCCGACAACATGAACTACCTGACTCTGTATTCTGCGGAAGAGTTTGGCGCTACTGTTGAGGCGTTTACTTATCCCGATGAGTTCGAGCAGAATGACGGTTTCGCAAGCCCGGTTAAGGGCATGCGCATCGGTCAGCAGACTCGTAAGGGTTTTGGTCTTTGCTATCGTACCAAGATTGGTAATGACGTTGCTGGCGACGACTACGGTTATAAGCTGCATCTGATTTATGGTTGCCGTGCCGCACCGTCCGAGCGCGGTTACGCCACCATCAACGACTCGCCCGAGGCCATCACGTTCTCTTGGGAGCTCAGCACCACGCCTGTTCAGGTTCCCGGCTATGAGCCGACTTCTCAGATCACCATTCCTTCGACCGACTTTGAATCGACCGAGGAGAAGGCGAAGCTCGCTCTTCTCGAGGAGGTTCTGTTTGGTACCGATGGTGAGGGTCAGGCAACGGGTACCGTTCCTACTCTGCCTCTTCCCGAGGTTGTCGAGAAGATTCTTGATGGCACCATTACCACTGTTGAGGCTGCTCTCGCTGCTTAATTCAAAATGGTAAGTGATTGGCTCGGGTTGGCCGCCGAGGGGAACGATTCCTGTATAGGACGGGGAATCCGGTCGGGAGCGTGGGGAAGACCGACTTAACGAGTGCTCATTTCGCGTGGGAGGCTTTGCAGAGCGCTCGGGACGTAGCTAGGACAAAGCCACTGGAGCGGCAAGGCGGGGCGCCGCTCCAAGATTTGGGGGTGTGGCGGAATGGCAGACGCAGGAGACTTAAAATCTCTCGACTTTAGTCGTGAGGGTTCGAGTCCCTCCACCCCTACCATACGGCCGCATAGCATAGCGGTTAGTGCAGTCGGCTCATAACCGATTGGTCGTAGGTTCGAATCCTACTGCGGCCACCAACAAACCAACAAGAAAGGACAGACATGATTAAGTGGCCTATTACTTATACCGATTATAACGGCGAATCCCATACCGAGGACTTTTATTTCAACCTGAGTAAGGCCGAGCTCATGGAAATGAATTTTGATGCAAACGGCGCATACGCTGAATACCTTCAGCGTATGGTAGATCAAAGGGACGCGGTTAAGCTCGGCGCAGAGTATAAGCGTATCATTCTTAAGTCCTATGGCGAGAAGTCTGCTGATGGGCGTCGATTCGTTAAGTCTAAGGAGCTTGCCGAGGCTTTTGAGCAGAGTGAGGCTTACGTCGAGCTTTACATGGAGCTCATCGCGGATCCCGATAAGATGACCAAGTTTATTGAGGGTGTTATGCCCAAGGTTCCTTCCGATGACAAGCCTGCTCTTGAGAATCACATGAGTCTCGTATAAGAGGGTGATTGGGGTGCTCCGTATCACGGTGCCTGCGCGAGAGTTTTACGACGAATCTACTGAAGAATTTGTCGAAATTAAAGAGCAGACTTTGGTTATGGAGCACTCTTTGATTTCGATTTCAAAATGGGAAGCAAAGTGGAAAAAGCCATACCTTTCCGAAGATGTGAAAAAGACCGATGAAGAAGTACTCGATTATTTACGTTGTATGACGGTATCACCATCAAATGTCGACCCACTTGTTTATCGCTCTCTTTCAAAAGAAAACATAGACGACATAGCTCGTTATATTCGCGACTCAATGACCGCTACGACAATAACTAAATTCGGTCCTTCTGGGGGCAGAAAAGAAGTTTTGACTAGCGAGTTGATATATTACTATATGATAGCGCAGAACATACCCGTTGAGTTTGAAAAATGGCACATAAATCGTCTTATAACTCTCATCGAAGTGTGCGCCATAAAGAATGATCCAAACCCAAAGAAGATGAGTAGATCTGCAATTTCCAAGCAGAATAGGGCGTTGAATAAAGCTCGTCGCGCTAAGTATGGAACAAGAGGGTGAGATAGGACCTTACATGTCCAGCATGATTACGGTTACATCATCGGGCGACTTTAATAAAACATTTAAGTTTTTACAAGCCATAAAACGCAAAGAAATCTACGATATTTTGGACGAATACGGTAGAAGGGGTGTCGAAATACTTTCTTCTAACACGCCCGTTCGAACTGGAGCAACCGCGTCTTCGTGGGGTTATTCGAAGACTGTCACGGGGCAGAGTATAACCATTGAATGGTACAACACACGCCTTGCTATGGATGGAAGAACTCCAGTTGTCGTTCTAATTATTAAGGGACACGGAACTCGTACCGGTGGATACGTTGCTCCGAATGATTTTGTGACCGAACCAATGCAAGCACTCTTCGAAGAAGCCATTGACGCTGTTTGGAAGGCGGTGAATTCGTTATGAGCTCAACCGATGAACGCATAGTTTCTTTGAAATTTGATGATTCTGGCTTTGCTGCTGGTGCAAATAAAGCCATTGGCATACTGGAGAAATTGTCTTCTGCATTAACGTTTAAGCACGGGACAGACGGTATCGAGGCAATACGAAGAAGTAGCAATCAATTCAACATGAATGGCGTATCTGCCAGTATCGATATTGTCTCATCGAAATTCGGAGTATTCCAAGAGTTTGTCACCGGTATATTTCGAAGGCTTGGTGAGCGAGCTGCCGATTTTGGGTTAAATCTCGCAAAATCGGTCACGATAAAACCTATCACCGATGGCTTTTCTGAGTATGAAACCCAGATGCGGTCGATTCAGACCATATCCGCAAATACCGGTCTCACTGGTGAGAAAGGTATAGCCACAATCAACAAATCTTTAGATGAGTTGAACGCATACGCGGATAAGACAATTTATAACTTCTCCGAAATGACCAGAAACATCGGTACTTTTACCGCGGCTGGAGTAGACCTTGACACTTCAACGAAGGCAATTCAAGGTATTGCAAATTTGGCAGCTGTTTCTGGTTCAACATCGCAGCAGGCGTCTACCGCGATGTATCAGCTTTCGCAAGCGTTGGCATCCGGAACAGTTAAACTCCAGGACTGGAATTCGGTAGTTAACGCTGGTATGGGCGGTAAGGTGTTCCAGGAAGCACTGAAACGTACAGCTCGTGCTCACGGAATAGCCGTCGACGATATGATCAAAAAGAACGGATCATTTCGAGAGTCGCTTAAAGAAGGCTGGGTTACATCAGAGGTTTTAACGGATACGCTTCAACAGCTTACAATTTCATATGATAAAGTTGGCGATGCTTCATATAAAGCGGCATATCAGAAGCTTTTGGATGCTAATTATTCCGAAAAAGATGCGGAAGAGATCCTTAAGTTGGCAAAGAATGCCGAAGAAGCGGCAACGATGGTCCGAACTTGGACACAGCTTTGGGAAACTGTTGGAGAGGCACTCGGATCTGGATGGGCAACTAGTTGGCGCATCATTGTTGGCGACTTTAACAAAGCGACAGAGTTTTTTACGTGGGCAAGTAATGAACTATCAGATATTATTAACAAATCGTCGGAATCGCGCAATAAGTTCTTAACCGACTGGGCCGAGGCTGGCGGACGTCAAGGCGTAATAGACATAATTAAGAACTCGTTTGAAGCGCTCAGAAAAGTCGTTTCGTCTGTTTCTAATGCGTTCAAAGAGGTTTTTGGTGTTGCCAATGGTTCGGAAGCTGGGTCGTTTATAGCCAAATTGGCTGAATTAAGTAAGAAATTAATTCTAAGCGATAAAGCTGCCAACTACCTATCCGGAACTTTCAAAATAATATTTGGACTCTTGAAGAGAGGACTCGGAACTCTCAAATCGGTTACAAAGTATCTTGGAAGTTTGCTTGGGGCGATTGTCAAGGGTTTGCAAAAGGCAAATGCGTTTAGACGGCTTACTAGAATCGCCGACACGTTTTTAACGAGTTTCGGGAAAATTATCCATGCGATCGGGAGCGCTTTTACCGAAACATTTAAGATTACCGATAAAACATCTGGCATTTTTAGCGGATTCATAGGACGAGCACTACGACTACTCGAGAGCTTTGCAAAGTCGTTAAGCGTTACGGATTCGTTTGCGCAAGGTCTCCATGATACGTTTAAGTCATTATTCGATGGTATTAAAAGCGGAGAGAATCCGATAAAGACCTTTGGTGATTTCTTATATCGCTCCATATCTGGCGCTTTTGAAAAGGTTAAAGGATTCAACGTCACAGAGTGGCTTTCCAAAAGCTTTTCGGCAATCGACTTTTCTCAGGTTTTTGCCGGTGTCGGAACCGTGTTTCTTGGCATAACATTTACCGACATTATTAATAAAATTAGCGAATTCGTAGAAGAGCTAAAGAAGCAGGACGATAAAGCGAGCCCGTTTAAGAAGATAAACGATGTTCTCGATGGTCTCGGAGGGGCAATAGGTGATTTTCAAGAGAAAATCAAAGTAGATAAGATTAAGGAAATCGGTAAGGCAATAGGCATTTTAGCGGCATCACTTTTATTGCTATCGCTAATTCCACAAGAAAAAATAGGATCCAGTCTTGTTGCCTTGGCCGGAGCAATTGGCGAAATGTTTATCGCAATCCAGCTGTTTTCTTCGTTTGGAAAAGTGAAGAAGATAACTGTGTCGGCGGTGCTTATTTCTTTGGCCGAAGCGCTTCTTGCGATATCGATAGCTATGAAAGTTATGTCGACACTTAGTTGGGAAGGTATTGCAAAGGGTCTTGTTGGCGTTGGATTCTCTCTACTAGCCTTGACGACGGCGTTGAACTTTATGCCAAAAAAGGGCAAGTTGTTCTCCGCATCAAAGGCAATTAAACGCATGGCAACATCTATATTATTGCTGTCGATATCGATGAAGATTATTTCTACGATTAGTTGGGAAGGCATCGCCAAGGGGCTTGTCTCTGTGTGCACTTTGCTGGCGGCGCTTACTATAGCGGTGAATAACATGCCCGATAAGGGGAAGTTGTTCAGATCTGGTGTCGCTATATTGTTAATTAGTGCATCTTTGGTGGCGTTGTCTCTTGCTATTGCCGTTTTATCAACCGTGAGTTGGGAAGGTATTGGTAAGGGTCTTATCGCTATTTGCGTTTCGCTGGCCTCCCTTACAGTAGCGCTTAATAACATGCCAGACAGTGGTCGACTGTTAAGCTCCGCGGTCGCCATTGTTTTGATTAGCGCTGGGTTAATTGGTCTGTCTTTAGCGGTAAAGGCATTGGGAAGCGTTGGATGGAGCGGAATTGGCCAAGGACTTGTGTCAATATGTGTTCTTTTGGCGGCTTTGACAATAGCGCTTAACAATATGCCAGATAGTGGAAAGTTGCTATCTTCCGCTATTTCCATACTGATAATTAGCGCAGGATTGATGGTATTATCTAATGCTATAGTGGCACTGTCTTCGTTGTCGTGGGAAGGGCTTGCGAAAGGCCTAGTCGCTGTTTGTGTTTCCCTTGCGGCGCTAACAATAGCACTTAACCTTATGCCGGACAGCGGCCGATTGCTTAGCTCTGCGGTTGCCATCTTGATCATTAGTGCTGCATTTAGTTCTTTTGCTGGCGTAATTACTAGTCTTTCAAAGCTTAGCTGGGAAGGTATCGCAAAGGGGCTTGTCACAATCGCCAGTTTAATGGTAATTTTGGGTGTTGCGTTGTATGCCATGCAGAGTAACTTAACCGGCGCAGCTTCAATCTTTATATTAGCGGCCGGAATAAGCACACTCGCCAAAGCAATTAAAACAATCGGCAAATTACCAATTCCGGTTATTATTACAGGAATTGTTGGACTTGCGGCCGCCGTTGGTGTACTTTGCCTGGCTGCATATTTAGCAAAGCCGGCGATACCGTATTTGGTTGCGATAGCTGTTTCTTTGGCTGTAATAGGAATAGCCGCGCTTTCAATTGTCGATGCCGTTTCTTCGGCAACAAAAGTTCTATCCGATCTGGCTGGTCCGGCTATCGAGGCTGGCGCGAATTTGATAAACGGCCTGGCCGAAGGTGTGATGGCATATGGCGGTAAGCTAATCGATACCGCCCTAGCGGCTGGAAAAGCGTTCTGGCAGTCGATATGTGATTTCTTCGGCATCCAGTCTCCTTCGACATTAATGGCAGAGGTTGGTAGAAACATTGTTCAGGGCCTAATTAACGGCATAGGTGAGCTTCTTGGCTCTCTGGCTACCAAGGCGTCTGAAATCGGAACCTCTGTAATAACGGGTATGGGGGACTTTGCTTCGAAAATAGCAACCAAGGCTACCGAAGCAAAAGACAAGTTTATTGAGAAGCTTAATGCGATCAAGGACGATGCAATAGAGTCTGGGCGAAACGCTATTCAGGGATTCCTTGATGGAATAGGCGAAAAGATATCGGAGATTGCCACAAAGGCCCAAGAGATGGCTACGTCGCTTATCGACTCAGTTAAGTCATTTCTCGGTATTCAATCACCATCGACTGTTATGGCTGATATTGGGCGCAACGTTGTCCAAGGCCTTATTGATGGTATTGGGGAATTACTTGGAGATCTCGGGACTAAGGCTGCCGAGATTGGAACCGCCATAGTAAACGGCGTCGGTGGTTTCGTTGGTGGCCTTGCAACAAAGGCTAAAGAAGGGCTTGGCGGGTTCTTAGGGATATTTACCGGAGGAGCTGGTTCGGCAGAATCTGCTGGTGCACAAGTTGGCAATAGCGCTGTTAGTGGCATGGACACGCTTGCAAGTAATGCTGCCGCCAAGGGTGTTAATGGTGTTTTAGCGTTAGCGCAAGGATTGGCGAGCGGATCTCAAAACGTTAGCAAAGCCGCAGGTTCATTGAACAGTACCGCAGTTAAAGCCGTAAACGCAATGGCCGCCGGCATGAGGAAGTCTGCGACTGACGCAACTCGTGGAATGATATCTTCGTTAAGAGCGGGTGTTGGTGCTGCCAGAAGTGCTGGCGCTGCACTTGCTTCCGGCGCCAAATCTGGCGCGAGCGGCCATTCGTTGTATAACACCGGCAGTAACTTAGCGGCAGGATTTGCTAGAGGTATTTCCGGTGGAGCATCCGCGGCAATTAACGCTGCTGCAAGGCTCGCTGCTAATGCGATTAAAGCCGCAAAAGAAGCGCTTAAGATTAACTCTCCTTCAAAGGTATTCATTAGTATTGGTGGATCTGTTGGAGAGGGCTTTGTAAAGGGCATAAATAGGGGAACAAAGAGCGTAATTGACGCCAGCGAAAGTATGGCAAACGCCATTCCAGAAACGGTTAGTGATGCTCTTGGCTCTTTCAAAATAGACGTGGAAGATCTTCTCGAGACCGATTATAGCCCTGAGATAACGCCCGTTGTTAACGCCGCCAGTTTTAATTCTGGTGTTGATCGTCTTCACAAGGCATTTGGAGCCAGCTTTACCAACCTTTCCGTCGGCAATCTTAATTACGCCGGAGAGCTTTCCGCTAAGATTTCCGATTACAACGATCTTAATCGACAGGTGATTGACGCCATGTCGAACAATGCAATCGATTACAACCTTCTTGGCGCATCGGTTGCGAATGCGTTACTCCAATCCGGAGTCCATGTTGAAATCGACGGTGGTCGGCTCATGGGATATTTGGCCGGTGAGATTAAAGACGTTCGTCGAATGAATAGATAAGGAGTTAGCCATGGCTGAGCTCGAAGAAGGTACTTACTACGTTGTCTGCGTCGGTTCGGGCAAAGTCATGGAGACCAAGAAGGCTACGGATGAGCAAGGTAACAATGTCGATCAAAACACTAATGTCTATGGTGATGCCCAAATTTGGTCCGTTTCCGACCAAGGTAATGGATGGCAGTTTATTTGTTCTCTATCGAACAAAGCGCTAAATATTTATGGCGGAGTTGCTTCCGGCAAGAATGTTAACGTGTGGAGCGACAACGATACGGCTGCGCAAAGGTGGTCTATAGTTTCCGATGGCGGAACTTATACTTACAAGAATGTAAGTTATGACACCTATAAAATTCATCCGTACTCTAATGCTAATCTTTCGTTGGCAGTTCAAGGAAACTCTACCGCCGATCATGCTAACGTGTATATTTATACAAATGCCACATCGAATTACCAACGATGGGCGTTTGTTCCGGCTCCGGTACTCACGGAAAACGGGACATACTTTATATGCCCCGCAACAGACCCTTCACTAACGCTAGTTGTTAATTCCGGATCTACAGCAAACGGCGCAAACGTGCTCTTATATCCAATGCGAGATGTAAATCATCAGATTGCAAAAACTAGGGTTATGGATGAATCGTTTGAGACAAAAATTTATTTCTCTCATTCGAACAAACCGATAGAAGTTGCCCACGGAAGTGCTGCTGTTTCTGGTCGAAATGTTCAACAATGGGCATCGAATACGTCGTCGGAACAATTTTGGATTCCAACACAGCATGGAACCGTGAAATACGATGGTGAAACCTATCCGGCATATGTTCTCCGTGCTGTTGTAGGAGCCGGACTCGCTCTTGATACGAAAGATGGAAAGCTTAAAAGCGGAACAAACGTTCAAGTAAATACTCGAAACTGGTCTCAGACTCAGCGGTGGATATTTATTAAAACCGAACGTCTTGGTGAAACGCTTGAGAAACCTGGAGCAATTGAGCAAACGCAATTTACTAGGGAGGGTGTTGGCGACGTCGCAATAACCGGACTAACTTTCCGATCAAATGAAACGAAATTCCAAGCGAGATATATGATTCGTAGTTATACCGCGAATAGATCTTCTTATACCGATTCAAAATGGATGAATTTCGTTGACGATTCGACGTCTAGGTCTGGATGGGGTGACGCTTGGGAACCGACGTTTGAAGCGGCTCCATTAAACGGCGTTGTTACTATGCCGTTTTCAAAAACCGTAACCCTTGATGGCACCTATAAATCGGCAGATTTTATAGTTGAGGTTCGAGTCTATAGAGATAATTATACCGGATATAAAGCTCACGGTCCTATTGCCAGAACCACGGTTAAAGTTCTCCAAGTACCTACGCTAACTTTATCTCAGTATAAGTTTGCTTATGATGCTGGCAACGGTCGAATCGGAATCTATACCAAGTTATCTGATTCGCTTGGGGAGGGATGCTCATTCCTAAGGACTCGTATTCTTGGAGAGGATGGTGTTCCAATTAGCGAATGGGCAACTTCTTCTGGGGTGATATCCGGACATTACTTTGGGGATACGTTGGTTCGTCTTCCGATGATGATTGACGAAGCCGGGTCAGAACGAGCTGAAAATCTCTCATTAGAATATTCGATGCTTACTAAGGAAGGATTATCGGTTTCTGGAAGAATTCCGTTTACCCTTGTTTACGCATCGGAATCTAATTCTCTTAATGTGGACGAGATTAACGATGATTTGGTTGCTTCTGTTTCGGGAAATACCTTTACTTACGAGCATTGTTTCGTGGAAGTTCCGAATTTCGGAAGGGTTCGTTTGACGGAATGCCTAAAAACAAACTCTTCAAATGGAACTTCGTATTGGAAATGTCTCCCGCCTTTGAATCGAGACGTAAAAATAATCAAAATAGGTAGCGGTAATGGGACCGATTGGTCGTACATCACCAAAACGATTCGCGTTGACTCGCATTTATTCATTTGGAATTGGACCGACCAGGGTTCTACAGAAATTTACGACAGTTCGGCTTCAGTCCTCATTAATACCGATGCTCCGCCAGAGCAGACGGTTACGTATTCTTCTGCTGTTACAACAAATACGCCGTCGCAACGAGTTCGTCCCGTTGCTTTTGCGTCATCCGCAATAACAAGTGATTTGTCGGTTAAGGGTGTCGCGGTTGATGAGGGTGTTTTGTATCAGTCTGCTGGACCGATTCCAGACAGCACAAAACGAGATCGCGTGCTTCGTCTTTCTATCTTGAGTGGGCAAGGTATTCATCCTATTTACAGAACTCCATACGGCGATTGGGAGCAGGTTGTAATCGAGTCTGTCGACGTATCCAAGACCGAAATGTACCTTTCGAACGTGTCTGTTAATCAGCAAGCCGTGGAGGACTAGTTATGGATTGGTCTAACACAGGATATTCTCATGTTGTTGGCGTGAACGTCGTTCATCAAACTAATGTTGATAACGAACTGGGCTCTTTATCGGGAATTCAACTTAGCGGAATGACCATCACCGAAAACTACAACTCGGATAGTCGCGTTCAAGCAAAAGTTACTACTATTGTTAAAAGCGGACAGTCTGATGGATACATAAAGAACGCTCGCCTTCGAATAATTCTGTCCATTCCGGAGCGAGGATTTAACAAAGAATTAGTTACGGGATACGTATCAGACATCGATGAGAATTCAGAACGAGGATACACAAAGCGTCAATACACCATAGAGGGGACCATCTGGGGGCTTTTGGATCATAAAATCGCCACACCAATTACGATTGGGAAAGGGACGAAGATGGTCTCCATTTGGTCCTCTCTTATGAGTAGCCAGACCAAGATGCAATATTCGACGTCTGGCGCTCAGGACAAAGCATTTTTGAATACAATTTTATATGAACCTGGCGCGTCATTAGCTACTGTTTTGTTTGAGATTTCTTCTGGATACAATAGGATGGATGTTGACGGGCATGGAGTTGTTACTCTTAGGCCGTATACGGCGCCGTCAAAGAGAACGCCAACTCGAGTTATAGACTATAACGATCTAAAAGGTCTTGCTTTAGACGGTCTTGAGAAGAATGTGTCAGATTATAATTCTCCTGGTCGAGCCATTGTAACCGCGACTGTCTCAACGACTAAAAACAACAAAACGACGCAACAAGTTATCGCTGGTTACTATGATGCGCCGGCGAGTCATGCCACATCTATAGCAACCCGAGGATGGTTGAAGGCTCGAAGCGACGCCTATTCTGGAACTGCTGAAAATCCTTCAAAATCAGAACTAAACGACCTTGCTAAGAAGAACTGGGAAGATGCCCAAGATAACGGAATTCAGTATTCCGGTTCTAGCGTATTTAGGGACTACCATGCAGGTGAGGTTGTCACATTGGTAAAGCCGACCAATAACAACATCGACGCTCCTCTCGAAAGTCATAAGGTTCTGATTCAAACAGTAACTACAAACCTAGAGCACTTAACACAAGATTTGACAATGAAGGAGGTATAACGAGTTGAATAAGTTCGAATCGGCTAGCATATTAGCCGGAATGTCTCCAAACGAAGAGCCTCAAGTTTCCGAACCAACAAACCTTCATGTCATAACCGGAGAGGTTGTTGCAAATTCTGAAAATGGAACGGTTTTAGTGTCTATGGATGGATTGGTGTTTTCTGAAGACGACACCCAATACATCGAAATGGACACTATTGGCGGTCTTGAAGAAGGCGACGAAGCGACCATAATTTTGGCTGGTGAGACCGGTTCGTCGATGACCCCTCTAGCGATAGGCTCGACTGGGTCTGTCGATAGGTTAAGTGCTAGAGTTATTGAAACCGAGCTGTTAATTGCAGACAAGGCCGATATCGAAGACCTTGAAGCCGCGACAGCTCGTATTGGTGACCTTGAATCCGATCATGTTAGTGTTGATACGTTGGAAGCCGCGACGGCTCGCATCGAGACTCTTGAGGTCGACCACGTATCTGTCGCGGATTTCGAGGTTGAGCAGGCCAACATCGACACCCTGCAAGCGGCCACTGCGGACATTGACACCATCAGGGCTAACTCGGCCAAGGTGCAGAATCTCACGGCGGCACAGCTTGAGGCAGACCATGCCACAATCGGAACGCTCGACACTACTTATATGCATGCCGACATGGCGAATGCTGACGTGGCGTGGATTCAGAACGGCACCATCAAGAACGGCGCGATTGTCAGCGCGATGATTAACGACGTGAGCGCAAACAAGCTCACCGCTGGCACAATCAACGGCTCAGTCATCAATGTTACAAACCTCAACGCAGACAACATCACCGCTGGCACCATCAATGGTCAGAGAATCGGAACTGGCAGTCTCTCTCTGGACAAGCTTTCCGAGGACGTGTACACCGAGTCCGAGGTCAACACCATCGTTGATGGCCTTAACGACCGAATCGACGGCGCAATCGAGACCCACACTGGAACGGCTGTGCCTACGCTGAACAACTCTCCAGCAAGCTCGTGGAACACCACTGCGCTCAAGGACGAGCATGTTGGCGATGTGTACTATGTTGTGAACTCGCAGTCCCAGCAGAATGGATATTGTTACCGATTCACCAAGAGCGGAAGCACCTACTCTTGGCAGCTCATAAAAGACAGCGACGTTACCGCAGCCCTCTCGCGCCTCACCACGGCAGAGGGCAAGATTACCTCGATAGAGTCGTTCGACAGCACCGTGTCAAGCTTCATGACCAACACAGACTCAGAGCTTACCAGCGTGAAGTCGAGAGCGACGAGCCTTGAGACTAGAATGACCGATGCTGAGGGTGATATTTCCGAAAAGGTTGACACATCCACCTTCAACACCTTGTCCCAGACGGTCGATGGCAATAGCGCGTCAATCACGTCGATGAGCACGGTCCTCTCGAACAACGGACTGACAAGCTCTACGAACATCACCAACACCGTAAACACCGTTTCGCAGACGGCATCGGGTAACAGCTCCAAGATTACTCAGCTGACAACCACGCTAGGAACAAACGCAGACGGCACCACAAAGGCTGGAGACGTCATGCATCGGACTAGCGCCATTGAGCAGGACGTAAACAGCTTTAAAACAACAGTTAGCGAGACGTATGCCACCAAGACGGAGCTGGACGAGACCGTAGACAACCGGGTCGTTGTTGATGGAGAGTTTCTTTACCGCACCACAGGCGGCGAGCAGGACGTACCGAGCGGGAGAGCCACCGTGCAGTCCATCAAGGGCAACACGCTGGTGTGGAACCAGATTTACCCGAACGAGAACTACAGTGGCGGCTCATCAAGCACTCGCACTAGGAACTTCGACGCTAGCACTGGCGTCCTCACAATCACCAATGCTGAGGTACCGACGAGCAACACGGCCATGAACACGTCAAACGCCTTTACCCTTATAAGCGGGCATAAGTATTACTTCCCGCAGTTTTTCATAGAGGATGTAACCAGTAGGCCAGAAATCTACCTGTACAGCACGACCTCAGCCGCTAGGATACAGGATGCGCCGATCTTCTTGTATTCAGGCGCTTCCGAAGAGGCAATAGTCGTCAGGCTGCTTTTCCGAGCCAACACCGTCACAGCCACATGGACGTATTACATGCAGCTCTTCGACCTCACCGCCATGTTCGGTGCGGGCAACGAGCCGTCCACCGTGGCGGAGTTCGAGGCCCTGTTCCCCGAGCCGTACTACCCCTACGACTCCGGCTCCCTGCTCCCCGTGCGCATGGAGGGCGTGGAGACGGTGGGGTTCAATCTGCTTGACTTGTCAAGTCCTCGGTTCGGCGGCAACTACAACAGGGCGGTCGGGGCGTCTATGAAGGGAAACCCTAGCAATGTCTTTGGCGAGAACCCGTGTACCCTCGTCGTTACCTCGGCTTGGGGTGGCGTCACCTACGTCGCAGAAGTTTTAAGCGGGCAGAGATACCACTCCCAGAGTACGTTCGCAGCGGGCACCTCTGGCAACGCCAGAGTCACCGAGTACTTGCTCGACTCGGAGTTCAAGGTGACTCGACGTCTAGGAAACTACAGCCAGAATTACACAATCAGCCACGACATCACAGTGCAAGATGGCGAGCGGTACTATGCCATATCCTACTTGCTCTCAGCAGCAGGCACTATGACGCTGACTGACACCATCCTCAACTTCAGCGGCCCACGCAACGGCACCTACGAGCCGCACTGGCGCAGCGAGCGTGCAATCCCCGCGTCCACGTACTTCCCTGACGGCATGCGCAGCGCTGGCAGCGTGCGCGACGAGCTGACGACTGACGAGCTGGTTACGCGCGTGGGAGCTGTGGACTTAGGGACGCTGACGTGGACGTATGAAACGAGTGGTACCGTGCCGTTCTTCCGCTCAAAGCTTCCAAGTGATTACGCAACCCCAACGACTGCTGGAATTGACAACCTAGAGTGCGCCAAGTATGAAGCAGGTCCTTCCGCCACTAGAGGCTGGTACGGCAGCAACGAGCGCGATAAGACCGTCCGCCCAATTTACGGTCAAAACTACAATGTAGGCGTGCAGGACAGCACATACACCGATGCAGAAGCTTTCAAGACTGCGATGAGCGGTGTGATGCTCCACTACGAACTCGCCACACCCACGATCATGACTATCGACCAGCCGCTGAACATGACGTACCGGGCTGAGTCTGGTGGCACGGAGCGAATCATGGTGGACGCGACGCTCGCCGTGCCGCAGAGCGCGCCGGCTCCGATGTCAATCCAGTACGGAATAAACATCTACGAGACGGCCGCAGAGGACGCGCTGAGAACGGCATCCATCGAGTCCCGCGTCACCACGGCGGAGTCAACTATCGAGCAGCACGGCGCATCCATCGCCTTGAAGGCTAACAGTGCAGACGTGTATACCAAGAGTGGTGTGGACGGCCTTATCTCGACTGAGGTCACCAATCGCAACGCGGCAATCACGGCGAAGGCAAACGAGATTGCGTCCACCGTTTCACAGACCTACACCACCAAGGAAGAGTTCGAGAACTTAGAGATTGGCGGGAGGAACCTGCTGCCGACTGTCGAAGTATGGGAAAATGGAACGTGGAACTCAGCCACTGGTGTTCATTCCAACCGTAACACTAGGATTAGAAGTTCTAAAGATGGATGGTACATTACGATAGAGCCAAGCGAAACGTATGTTCTTAGCCGACACTCCATAAGCGATAGTAAAACGTATCATGCAGTGTTGTACGCATACGATTCAAGCGGTTCTTATGTGAGTACCGACAGTGTCACTGCATGGATAACCGAGTTCCCATATTCATATGAACCTAAGACTGCCACTAGGCTTGAGGTTGGTATAAGGAATAGCAAAGATAGCGCCGTAGAAGTTTCAGAGGCTAGCATAGCAAGATTCAAACTCGAAAAGGGCAACAAGGCAACCGATTGGACTCCTGCTCCAGAGGACATCGAGACACGCGTATCGTCGGCAGAGTCTAGCATCACCCAGAACGCCAACAACATCGCGCTCAAGGTGAGCGAGAGCGACGTGACGGGCAACTACGTAGTTGGCAAGATTAACCTGAACTCTACCACCGCAACTATCGCTGCCCAGCATATTAACCTCCAAGGAGCAGTTACCATCTCGGACCTTGCGAGCGACGCAAGTACGGCACTTGCAGATGCCTCCAAGACCGCCACATCCTACGTCACGGAAATCACGGGCCAGAACGGCATCATGGTTCATCCGTCCACGGACGATGACACGGGCGTGCGCATCACGAGCGACGTGGATATCCGTCAGGACAACGCGAGCATCGCAAACTTCGGGGCGCTTGACAGTAACAACAACCCGACCGCGCGTGTGGGAAAAGCGGATGACTACCACGTTGCTATCGACACCGACTCGCTCGACGTGATGGACGGAACGACCACGCTGGCGTCATTTGGCTCGGAAGTCCTTATCGGCCCGACCAACGACAACCACATCGAAATCGGAACCATGACGAACGGGAACAAGGGATTAGCCCTCGGCAATCAAAGTGGCTATGAGCTTGAGATTACCCCAAGGGAGTTCTTCTCTCCGTGGTCAGCCACCCCATTCACGTTCCTCATGCAGGGTGGCAATCAGCAACTCGACTTCGCAAATAGTGGCGTAGAAATCTGGGCGCTTGGCGACCCCGTCGAGAGTAATTATGCGAAGGCAATCCTGAAGCTCAACGCGAGGATTGCCACCGCAAATCAGGTCGGCTCGTTCACGTTCCAGACGAACGCCGGGAGCAACACGTGGTCAACTCCCGCCGGCACAATCCTGTGGTCTGGTACCGGCTGGCACATGACGGCGGGCCACACCGCGAACCTCTCGCATAACGTTTCGACCTGCCCCACGGGCATCGTGCTCCACTTTCAGCCCTGCACAAGCTCTACCGTCCAGAATTATAACCATATCTACCACTTCGTACCGAAGACCCACGTGGCCTCCTACAACGGCGCGGGCATCGTGGTCCATCTCGGCAACCCCGACTTCTCAAACATAGCGTCGAAGTACCTATACATCAGCAACGACCACATCACGGGCAACAACACCAACAACACCACTGGGACGAACAGCGGCATCACGTATAACAACGCCGCATGGGTCATGACACAGGTAATCGCAGTCTAAGGAGGAGTAATGGCTTATCTGACAATCGAGCTAAAGACCAATGATCAAGGCGGCACTTCAGCAGAGGTGCTGTACACGGGCGTCGACCTCAAGGTGGCCGAGCAGAAATACTACCAGACGCTCGCAACCGCCGCGACCAGCGAACGCCCCCGACATGCATGTGTCATCCTCGACTCTGACGGCATGACCATGGCGCAGCGCTCCTACGTCACTGAGCAAGAGCCCGCAACCGAATAATTTATATTTAGAGAAAGGCTAACTATGGAAGTAGACTGCAAAATTCCAG